ATTCAGGAAAAAGCCAATCAAAAGGGTGGCGGCTCGGACCTTGCGGAGTTCATGGCGCTCGAGCAACTTAAGCAGCAAGAGGAAGAGTTGCGTGAGCGCATGGTCTACGCTGGTAGGCCGGGAATGTGGAATGATTGGGTGAGGTTCCAAGCTGCCGCAGCCAGAAAGCGTAGAGACGCACAGGAGGCTGCAAAACGCGAACAGGCTCGTAGGGCAGCGCAGTTGGAAAAGATGGCCGAATACATCGCCATAGGCATGGCCTCCATCATCCTTGCCGCACTCCTGATCTATGGTCTTGTCATTTACATCAAGTACATCCGATGAGCGAAAAACTAGACGCCAATTCCACGCTCGACAAGGTGCTTGGGTATGTGGATAGCCCATTCAAGCTGTTTGCCATCCTCCTGATGGGCGTAGTGGCCTTTGCCGGGTACTTCCTGTGGCAAAACCAGACCTTTATGCTGGATGCCTACAAAGAGTCCAAGAAGCTGCCAGAAATCAACGCCAGCCGATCCGATGAAGCCAGTGCAATGCTGTTCAAGCAAACTGGTGCTGCCGTGGTTGCCATCTTTAAGGTCAACCCTCTGTTTAACTCTCGGGTTCTCTACAAGGCGTACACCAAGGATGGCAGGGACAAGAGCATTGAAGACATTGACGTTGGTTTGTTTACCCAAAACTCGGGAAACAACAGCGATGTGGTCAAGTTGATGACCAACGAGATTCCTTGTTCTGAGTATCGTTACGCACAGTCTGAAGTGGGTCTGTGGTACATCGAAAAGGGTGTGACCTTCACCTGCCGGGTGAGCGTACCGCCAGACAGCCACAGGTTTGTCGGTCAAGTCACAGTGGGTTGGACGCAGCCGCCTGAGAACTTGGAGCAGACCAGATTCATGCTGGAGATTGCCAGCGCCATGTTGACCAAAAGGGGAAATTGAATGGATTGGCTTAAACAAATTGCACCCACCATTGCCACGGCGCTTGGCGGTCCTTTGGCTGGCATGGCAGTCTCGGCCATCTCCAAAGCTGTTGGTGTCGAGCCTGACCAAGTTCAGGACATGATTTCCAACAACAAGCTGTCTGCCGAGCAGATCGCACAGGTCAAGCTGGCAGAGATTGAACTCCAGAAGCAAGCGCAAGAGTTGGGACTTAACTTTGCCAAGCTGGAGGTGGAGGATAGGAAGTCTGCTCGGGAGATGCAAGCCACTACCCGGTCGATGATGCCTCCTATCTTGGCTGGCGCTGTGACCATTGGCTTCTTTGGCATCATGGTGATGATGTTCTTCAACCAGATCGACAGCAACAACCCTGCCATCCTGATGATGCTTGGTAGCCTTGGCACAGCATGGACGGGCATCATCGCTTATTACTTTGGCTCCAGTGCAGGTTCGCAAGCCAAGACCGACTTACTCTCAAAAGCAGGACCAGTGAAATGATTACCGCAGAACAACTGAAAGAACTGAAAATCAGTGAAGATTGGCTTGAGCCTTTGAACGAGGCCATGAGCCGCTACGACATCAACACGACATTGCGGATGGCCGCTTTCATTGGTCAATGCGCTCACGAATCAGGCAACTTCAAGACCCTGCAAGAAAACCTGAATTATTCAGCGGAAGCCCTGTGCCGTGTCTGGCCTAGCCGATTCCCGAATCTTGAGGCAGCACAGCCGTATCACCGCAATCCCGACAAGATCGCAAACAAGGTATACGGTGGTCGTATGGGGAATGGAACCGAAGAAACCGAGGAGGGCAGTCTGTATAAAGGCCGTGGCCTGATCCAATTGACTGGCAAGGATAACTACACCTTGTGTGGTGATGCTTTGCGTGAAGACTTCATTCATTCGCCTGACCTTTTGTTGTCGCCAAAATATGCTGCGCTGTCGGCTGCATGGTTCTGGAATAAGCGTGGCCTCAACAAAGAGGCAGATGCCAAAGATTACACCGCCATGACCAAGAAGATCAATGGCGGCGTAATTGGCCTAGATGACCGTATCAAGCACATCAATCACGTTCTTGAAGTCTTGTCTTGATACTGCAATTCCAGCAGCAGCTCTAGGTAGTGAATGGCCTTGCGGATGTCAGCGGCGCCATTCTTTTCTTTGTGACGGGTGACGTATTTCACTACGTTGCCTTCACAAAATCCTAGATCGTTCGCATGGATATAGACAATCGGCTGGATGCCTTTGTCTTTGTAGTGGTTGCCAGACACCTGCTTGTCAAGCGCAGAAACACGAATGGTTGGTTTCTGGCAAATCGGACCAGTGTTGTAGCACTGTGCTGCTGTTTCACAAGAATTGCAAAGCATTACGACTCCTTGACGAACACGCCATTGGGCATCAGTGTGCCCTTGCGGTGCTTAATTTCGGCATAAGCCTGTTCCATGCAGGTCACCAAATTGATGTCTTGCAGGGCGCAGTAATTGACAAGGCAGACCATCACATCACCAACGCCGTCAACGATCCCGGCACGGTCCTTTTTGATGGTTGCATCAGCCAGTTCGCCAAGCTCAGACATGGCTTTGAGCAACTGCGTGTCAGGGGTGCTGTTTGGAATGATCTTCCGAGCTTCAGCCCACTGGATGATTTTCATCTCAACGTCTGCGTAGCTCATTCTTGCTCCAGTGCAAGGCTGTCTTGCTCTTGGCGCAGCGCAGTCTCAACAGAGCCGCCTTTGGAAATAAGATCAATCAACTGATCTTGTGTTGGAACTTGGACCTTGATGACTCCTTGAGCAACGTGGTGCAAGGCTTGTGCGCGAGTGTTGGCGCGGATAAGGCGGGTTTCTTGGCCGTAGCCAACAATGTAAATGCGGGACATATCTTCTCCTGTGGTTAAAAAAGGAGGGCTTACTCGCTGCGTCTGTCAGTTTCGCTACTAATCTGAGTGTGTAACGAGAAAAGGTTGGCTTGTGATCCTCAGCGCCCCGTAGGACAACCCCGCAACAGCATCCGCTTTCGGCCCGTTATTCAAAATGGCAAATCGTCATCCATGTCTGCAAAGCCGCCAGAATTACTTGGCTGTTGCGCTTGCTGACGCTGTTGAGGTTGTTGTGATTGCGTGGCTTCACGTTTGCCACCTTGCAAGGCAACGTCATTGACGCGAACGTCTGTGCTGATCTTTTCAACGCCGTTCTTGTCTGTGTACTTGCGCTGGCTCACGCTGCCTGTAATGGTCACAGCTTGACCTTTTGTCAGGTACTGCGCCAATGACTCAGCACGTTTGCCGAACAACTGGCAATTCCACCAGATAGCGTCCTTGTCTTTGCCTTGGCTGTCGGCGATGGAAAAGTTTGCTACGGGGTCGCCGTTAGGCAAGAACCGTACTTCAGCGTCACGACCAAGTTGACCAGCGACTGTCAGGTTATTCATAGATTTCCTTCATGCTCTTTCGAGATTTGTTTGATGATTTGTTCATAGAACTTGTTTGCCTCCTCTACTTTCATTTTTATTTTGTCTTCAAGCGCCTTGTCACGCTTGTAAAGAACTCTTGTGACCCGAAGCTCGGGTGTGATGTGGTCAACATTGTGAATGGCTGGATTCTCGTAGCCGATCAAATGCTCTGGCGTAGACACCAAGCAATAGTCAATCTCAAACTCATCCATGTCCCACAGCATCATGTAGGCGCGACCTTGCCATTCATACGTCTTGTCTTCACCTTGATAGGCCAGCACAGGAAACGTAGACAGCGACCAAGATGATTTGATGTCGTGGATTCTGTTGTTGCCAACAATGTCGCATTCACCAGTGATCCAATCATTGGTCTTGCGCTCAGTGTTTTTGACAAAGTTTGTAAACAACACAGAGTTAAGCAATTCGATAGACTGGTCCTCGACCTCAAGACCCTTGGTCATGTACTTTGAGGTGATGATTTCGTCATAGCCGTAGATGAACTCTTTGGCTTGTTTGATGATGGCTGTCTTGGCGCCAACGGACAAAGTTTCGTCTTTGCCCTTTGGGTCAGTCATGATTTCCGCAAGGGATGATGCTCTGAATTTAAGCATTTGCCAAAGCCTGTACCAAAGCAGCTTCTTGTTCTGCTGTCAAAGTAAAGGTGTCACGCAACTTCTCAGTTGTGTAGCCGCCAGCCTTGATCTTTTCTACAGCATCAGCAAAGCGTTTATTGCTCAACTCAGGTTTCTTATCCTTGGCTGGCTCAGATGCTCGTTTGCCGTCATCGTCTTCAGGTGCAAGGCCACACGATGCCATTAGGGAATAGCGCCGTGCGTAGGTCAAAGCAGAGCCAAAGCCTTGAGCGTCTTTTTTGCTGAATGGCACAAACAACTTACCGCCTGACATCTGCTCACCAGAAGCATGGAGAAAGATAGTCTCGACAATCACGCCATCAGAAGATTCGTGTGTTTGCTGGATAACGGCAATGTTTTGATCGTGAAAAGCATCAATAACAGCAGCAAAGCAAGCGCCAAGGTCGGCATACTTGTTCTGATGGCTTTTAGCGTTTTTGATGGCGGGGCCAAAATCTTGTTGCGCCTTAACAAAGGCAGAAGAAATTTGTTTCACTTTAGACCTTATCTAAACCAGAGGTAAACGCCGTGCAAAACGCCAATTGGGAACAGCAATGCGCCAGCAATTAAAAAGCCCCACAAGCCTTCAGAGAAGCAAGTGAAGATGTGTGTGAACCATGCGATAACGCAAGCAACACCAATGACTGCGGCCATTATTGAACCCTCGTAATGGGTTGAGCCAGCAGCCAGTTGGAACCAAGCTTATGGACAGATCGTGCCCACTTGCGCTGGTAGCTGCGAATCACAGCAGGGGGTGCATCATAAGTCTGAAACAGTCGCCGTGCGTGGCGTAGAAGTGAAATGTTCATGTGAACTCCTGTCTTGTTGAGCCTCCACTGTAATCCAGCCAACAAGAAAAATTAACTAGGATAAACCCCTATATACAAGCAGGTCAACGATGATAATCTCTGCCGAATGAAAACACCAGACCAACACGAAATAGACGCCGCTTGGGAGCTTTGCATAGACGCACTGCAATCCATTCGGAAATATACTTTTGACCCCGGCGACTTTGACGCAGCAGCCGTTGCAGTCTTGTGCCGAGCCATTGAATTAACCGCAAAGAAAGAAGTTGAAATATGCTACAAGAAAAACAGTTCTATCTGAACTGCCTTGCTGAAGGGCCAGTGAGCCATCGCAAGATTGCCAACAGGATGTCTGTCAAATTCCAAACATCACCAGCCGAAATCAAAAATGCTTTGTTGCGTGATGGGTTGATTGAACTGCATGAAAAAAGGCGCAAAGGTAAGACAAATAAATACAACCACTACTACAAGCTGACAGACAAAAAGCTCATGCAAGTCATCCTTGTCGAGCCCGAAATCATCGTCAGCGACACATGGGAAGACGGCACACCTAAGTCCAAGGGCAACGCCTTTGACCTGTCGTTAATCAAGAAAAGCCTGTTCGACAAGATGGAGTTGGCACGGTCAACCCAGAAGTACCATCAGAACAAACCCATCACCATTTACAGCCGCGCCTGATTGGTGGTATGATTTTTTGAAACATGGCTAGGGTAGCTCCTGAAAAGACGATTCGTTACCGTCCTGCCTATGTTTCTTTCAGTAACGATGACCGACAACGTGAGGTGATATATGCTGTTAAAGCCTAAGAATTGGGCCGTCTTTCAACACTACAAAGACCGCTGCCCACCGTGGATCAAACTCCACCGCGACCTTCTCAATGACCGTGTTTTCATGTGCTTGCCACTTGCTAGCAAGGCGCTTGCACCATTGCTCTGGTTGCTAGCATCAGAGTCCAAAGACGGTACTTTTGATGGCTCACTGGATGAGCTAGTGTTTCGGCTCCACATCACACCCAAGGACTATCAAGATGGCGTTAAGCCGTTGATTGATAAAGGTTTTTTTGTTGTTGCTAGTGGAGTGCTAGCAGAGTGCTATCAAGATGCTATCCCAGAGACAGAGGGAGAGACAGAGACAGAGACAAAGAAAGAGACAAAGAAGAACGCAACTAAAGTTGCTTGCCCACCCGATGTTGGTTTACAAGAATGGGAAGACTGGCTGTCTCTCAGGAAAGCCAAAAAAGCACCTGTGACCGAAACAGTCCTCAAGTCGGCAAGGAAAGAAGCAGAAAAGGCCGGGATCACTTTGAACGCATTCCTGACCATCTGGTGTGCCCGTGGTTCACAAGGGCTGCAAGCTGATTGGCTGAAGACGAATGAACGACAGACCTTTGCCCAACAAGCTGCCGACATTGCCCGAACAACAGTACCTGCACAACACTCTGGTCCTGACCCTGCGCTGCTAAAAATTGAAGCAGACCGCCAAAAGGCCGCACCCATGCCAGCCCACATCCGTCAACAAATCAACTCTGTACTGAGAAAAGTATGACCCGCACCTACGCACTCAAACGCCTGTTGGAACATGGCGAACTGTCTAGCAAGGAAATCGAAGAGATCACCTTCTGGACAACAAAGCAAGTCTGGGCAACCCTCCAGCGTCTGCAAAAGACAAAGGTTGTTCGCAAGTACCCAAAGATGAAGTGGGGCTTGATTTCACTCAACCCATTGCCGTACTAAGGGTAAACACCGTGGCGTACAGCAGAAAAGAAGTATCCAATGCTGGTGACAGATACATGATTGAGCTTGGCGAAGCAAGGGTGCTTTACCGCACATACGAGTCAACAGGCCAAAAAGTTCTGACACCCGTTCGCATGGAATGGCTTGAGAAAACATACGGTACAGGCGCTGTTGCTCGTATCCGTGCGCTGATGCAGAAACTACAGACAGGAGAATTGGAATGAGCAGGTCTAATTTAACACCTACAGTAGAAGAAATAAAAAAAGTGCTTTGGTATGACAAAGAAAGTGGTTTGTTTTTAGCTAGATTTGCAGCAAGAAACCACAAGCCTTGGCGACAAATTGGTTCCATTGAAAGCAAAGGTTATTTGCAAATCAAAGTTGGAAAAAATCTTTACATGGCGCAAAGGCTTGCTTGGAAATATGTCACTGGAGATGATCCCGGCAATTTTCAAATAGATCACATTGATTTAAACAAAACTAACAATTCTTTTTCTAATTTGCGATTAGTCACAAACAAACAAAATTGTGAAAACAGAAAAATAAATGTTAGAAATAAAACAGGTCATCGCGGTGTTTATATGAAAGGCAAACGGTATGTAGCTGAAATATGTCACAACTATGTGCGTATAAAAATTGGCAAATACGATACGCTTCAAGAAGCAATTGACGCTGTAACAAACAAAAGAAAGGAATTGTTTTCTCATGCAGAAAAAAACTAATGATCCTTATTGGCCTTGGCCACCACCATCAGGACCAACACCTTGGACGCAAAAGCAGATCAAAGCGTATGCCAAGCAACAACGTGAAGAAGCTGGCGAGGCTCCGTTATGACTCCTTTAATAAAAGAAATGGTCAAGATGGTTTCAGTTGCTGATCTTGACCCTACGCAAATGCAATGGTTTGATGTGACTGGTGCAATTAAAGAATATATTGGCTATGACCAACGTGATTATTTGTTGCATCCAGCACCTTACAAAAACATGATGTTATGTGGTCGCACAGAGCAAGGTGATTTCATGTTGTCAGTTCTTGCAGAAAAAGAAGCCACAATTGTTACGGGTTGGATTATGAAACCAACTGGATATAAAGCCCTTGGTTCTTTTTTGTTTGCTGAACATGAAGGAGAACCTAAAGTTGGCGAAGTTGATGGGCCAATAGACCCGCAAGATTGTTCAATGATGTGCGCGATTGTGACCATGTTTTACGCATCGCTTGACATGAAAGTGCAAGCGTATGTGCCAACACCCCACAAAGCTAACGCAAGTCGAGCCAAACGTGGATTAAAGCCACTATACGACTGGCATACAGTTGTAATTGAACCATCTAAGCCAAAGAACGAGCCACAAGGCGGGACACACGCAACTCCGAGAAGACATCAAGTGCGTGGTCATTGGAGAACATACAAGTCTGGGAAACGTGGTTGGGTCAAGGAATGCTGGAAAGGTGATGCAAGCAAAGGCGCAGTTTTTAAAGACTACAAAATAAAGGAACAAGATGCGATATGCCGCCCGAGTTGACGCAAACCAAGCGCAAATTGTCAGTGCGCTCCGTGCTGCTGGCGCTTACGTCTGGATCATCGGCCTACCTGTTGACCTGCTGGTCGGCTACAACGGCCAAACATACTTGGTGGAAATCAAGGATGGCTCCAAAAAGCATTTAACGAAGCTACAGCAAGACTTTTTTGCAAGTTGGACTGGTGGTGGCTTGCATCGCATTGATGGCCCTGATGACGCTTTACGCATGATTGGAATTCTATGATTCACTATCACGGTATGCCTATCACGCCAGCAACTGCTGCTGTCGCTGCCGTACAAGCTGGACACGGCTTTGTTTCTTTCCAACATCCTGACCAACTTGGCGTTGCCTCTGAGGTGTGCCAATCATTTGCTGTTGACAATGGGGCTTTTAGTGCTTGGAAAAGTGGCAATCCGAGAATTGATTGGTCTGACTTTTACGAATGGGCATTGATGTGCAAAAAAATGCCTAACTGTGATTTTGCCGTTATTCCTGATGTGATTGATGGGACTGAAGACGACAATAACGCTCTTGTTCGTGCTTGGCCTTTAGGTAACTTTTTTGGCGCTCCTGTGTGGCACATGCACGAATCAATGAGCAGATTGACATGGTTGGCTCGGACGTTCCATCGTGTTTGCATTGGTTCTTCTGGTGAATTTGCAGAAATTGGCAACTCTTTGTGGTGGGGACGAATGGCAGAGGCAATGAATGCTGTTTGCCCTGATGGGTATCCAGTTTGCAAGTTGCATGGTTTGCGTATGCTTGACCCTGAAGTTTTTACAAAGTTGCCGTTTGCATCTGCTGACAGCACAAACATTGGTCGGAACATAGGAATTGACAACAACTGGAAGAACGGAAACTACCCACCACCAACAAAAGAAGCAAGAGCAATGGTTATGAGACAAAGAATTGAATCTCACAACGCTGCTCAAAAATGGATCAAACAACCAATACAGGAAACTTTAATATGAAAACAGCAATCGCAATTTACGCTTTGGCAATGACTGCCGCCAATTTGTCTATCTCACATTTTGGGCCTTGGGTATCACCCATCAATTCATTTTTGTTTATTGGACTTGATTTGGCCTTGCGTGACTTGTTGCATCAAAAGCTAAAAGCATGGCAAATGGGCTGCTTGATTGTTGGCACTGGACTGCTGACATATTTGTTAAACCCTGCTGCCGGGATGATCGCAATTGCGTCTGCCGTGTCATTCACTGCCGCATCTGTTGTTGATTGGGCTGTATTTTCAAAACTTACTGGAACATGGATGAAACGTGCTAACGGTAGCAACATTGCTGGTGCTGTTGTGGACAGTGTTGTTTTTCCAACATTGGCTTTTGGTGTGTTGATGCCGCAAATAGTCGCAATGCAATTTGCTGCAAAAGTTGCTGGTGGTGCTTTTTGGGCTTATGTAATTTCAAAGGTCAAACGTGACACCTGACATGAAAAGCCGGGATCAAGAGAAGCTGTACCACAGCATCATTGGTCAGATTGCCAAGCAAAGCCAGTTGCACGGTAGCCGATGGAATCAGGAGTCGTGGAAACGATTTTTAATTGACCAATGGGCGCACGAAAGTGGCGAGATGAAAACCATCAGCAAGGTCATGCCAAGCATTGATGGCGAACGCATCGTCCAGCTAGGCCATCAAAGCAGACGGTTCACCAAAGAGCAAGCCATGAGCTTTACTGAATGGCTGCTTTATTGGGCAAACACAAACGGGGTAACCATTGATGAAATTCACAGAGACAATCGGTGACTTTAGCAAAAGAATCGCTAAAGGTGGAAGAAAGCCACCGTTGCGTAATTTCCATGAGATACCCT